CTTTGAATAAAAGCATTTTTTGTTGGTGAAAATTCTAATACATCTGCAATTCTTAGTGAAACTTTTTCTGCAGTTTCTGCGGTCAAAAATAATCCACTTTGTAATATATGTCTTGTAGCTGTATTACTATTTGCAGCTGCAAGTTTTTGAACACCTACTAAAGCATTTTTATCTGGTGTGCTACCATCTCTTGCTTCATTTAATCCTGTAGCATCTCTAATCATTTGCATGTAATAATTATAAGTGCTAATCAAAGCAGATAGTTTTCCAGTTCCGGCATTGTTACTTATTTCTTGTATAGGTACTTTGCCCGGATTCATATCACCTTCAGATGTAAATGATCTACCAATAATCGAACCAGTTTGGAAAAACATATTAAGCGCTTCCTGCGGATTATAATTTGTTCCATTACCTAAATCAACTTCAGCTAATCCATCAGCATCAAGGTAAACACCGTCTGGTACCATTCTTGATAATACTTGTTGTATTTTTAAATGAGTCAATTGAATCATATCTGCAAAACCTGTAATCCTACTAACTAATGACTCAATTCTTCCTTGATACATTCTAGGTGCAACAAGAGAATAATTCATTTTAACTTTATTTATATCAGCTTTTTCTCTCAACATGTTATCACAAAGTTTCCATTCTAACAACATCTTAGTTCCTGGAATATATACTCCTTGATAAAGTACTTCTATATTTTTTGCTATACGCTCGAACCTCAACCCCTCTGTTGTAGGTGGATTAAAAGCATCTGATTTTTTAATAATTTTTTCCGCACCTGTTGCTGTTTCTTTTACTTTATATACTTCATTCATATAAGTTTTATAATTAAAGTACATAACTTGAACAGTATTGTTATCTTTATTATCTATTTGTGCATTAAATTTATTATATACATTATAATCCTGAGCACCTTGTTGGCTAATATTTGCTAAATCCTCATCAGTTAAATCAGGAAATTGCATTTTCAATTCATTTATAGGTATATTTTTTATTTCACCTATATAATATATATCATCAAAATAAGGTGAATCTGTATATGAATATACAATATTTGCTGGATCAACATAATCAATTTTTATACCTTCTGATTGTGTAAATGTATTTTTAACACATCCAATACCTAAAACAGTTAAATCATAAAATAATCTCTTCTTTATATTTTCATAATTATTTTGATTTAATATTGTTTGTATTGCCTGTTCTTCTGCTATTTCAATAGATTGCTTATAACTAAGCTGCATGTGTAATTGTAATTCTTCTTCGTTTTCAGGTAATTCATCAGCAGGAGAATTATATATATTTATACCAAATTGTTCATCTGCAAAATCTGATATTTCTCTTGTCATCATATCAGACAAAATCGCATCCATATACTGAGTTCTTTTTTCAACACCATAAGGATCTTGCGAATATGCTTTTATATCATAAGTTCTTTCTGCAATACCATTTACAACTATGTCTACGAACTTAGGTATGATAGGCACTGGCTTCCAGTCTAAATTAAGATAAGATAAATCACCATTGATAGATAATTCATCTTTATATTTTTGTATACTTTGTTCTCCTCTAGCGTATAATTTTAATTTATGATAATTATTTTGATTTACAAAAAATCTGTTTTGGCCACGATCTTTTTTAAACCATTCGTTCTCAATAGATCTTGCTACCTGCAGGCCATATTCCTGAGATAGTTTTTCATCATCGCTAACCGTTTGGCTTGGGAAATAACTTTTAATAACTGATTCAGCCATAATTTTTTATTATTTTTGATATAGTTCCTTTGTTTTCGTATCTTGAAAAGCTTATATTAACTTTTGATTTTTCTCTTATAGCATGAGGCCTATATTTATTTTTATTACACGCCATAATTGCTAAACCTGAACTGATAGCTGCATCAAATCTAGTTCTTCTATTTATATCGAACTTAGCCCAATCATTTAATGTTGTATTAAAATACACATTACCAAAATCGCCATCAGGTTTTATACCTACATATTCGTTAATATAAGTTTCAATAGCAGCAGCGTGTGCTTGTCTTATATCTTCGCTGGAGTTAGGTATTCCTCCAATTTCTTTTTCTGCAACAGAAAGTTTTTTCCAAGCTTTATCAGGTCTATTCATTGAGTAACCTCTATAGCCTCTTCTTTTTAAATAATATAGTAATCTTGGTTTATTATTTTCTGCAAGTATTGGCATACCGTAAAATACTAATGCCATTAATACATCTTCAAAAAACATTTCTGCTGTTTGTGGCCTAGCTATATATTCAAGAAAGAACATATTTGCAGGCGCATTTTCCATACTAAATTTTGTAAGACCGTGTAAAGCTCCTTTAGATCCTTTACCGTCGGTAGTTCCTGATATATCATAGCTATCACAGCCAAAGGCTCCCATATGTTCATTACCAGGATATTTAATTCCATTTTTAGTTATAACATTATTTTGTTGATTTACATCCGGAACCCAGCTGATTTTAAATCTTCCGTTAGGGTTTGGCGTAAACTGCACTTTCGTGTCTTTAATACCGTTTTGCCAAGAAAACGATCCAGTTGTAACTGTAGCTTCTCCAAGCACATCATCATTGTAATCAATTTGTTCGTAAATTTTAGCTAAGTTAAATATACTATTTTTTGTTTCATCTCTAAAAGCATGCTCTTCAGTTCTTGGAAATTGCCTATAAAATTCATTTAAGCCGTCTCCATCGCCCTTTAAGCCTTCAACTTCATTTTCCCAGTGTGCGATAACTCCAACATCAATAACTGATCCATAGTTATCTTCAACTGGTTTTTCTGGTGTATCGAATACAGGTAATCCATAAGAATCAATGAATCCTTCGAAATTCCATTCCATAGGAATGAACAAACTATAGAGTCCCGAACGAGTCTGCCCGTTGCGGTTTCTTTTTGTAACGTCGGAATCATTGTATAATTTTTTAAAGTTTTCACCACCTTTATCTAAAGCATTAGATGTTGAACCCATCATACATTTACCTATTACTCTACTACCTAATCTTAACGTGGTTTTCGTAACCCTCCAGTTGTTGAGGATGTTTTCTGGTCGTTCCCATTTACCTGCTTCATCGTGGACAAGTAACGCAAGTTTTTCCCCGTCATAAGAGTTGTCCCCTGTGTTTTTCCAGTCAATTGTTGTATCGAGTCCCGCGAGCTCCTCGGTCCTTTGGTTCGCGAGTAACTTTTTTCTAGTAAACTTTGCGGCCGGTACACGATATGCCAATTCGGTTTTGGGCCTATCCATTCCATCCTGTATCGGTTTAAAAAAGAAAGGATAGTTGATTGATATTGGTACCACTTTATCTGTGAACATTTTTTTTGCATCTGCACCAGATTTGGACAATATTCCGTATCGTGAGTCTGAACTAATCGTAGCGAGATTAACTGTCTCTGATGAGGCCATAAAGCTAAATCCTGATCTACGATTTTTAAGATAGCACATTCCATAACATCTGTTGTCTGCTTTACAGGCTTCCCAGAAAATGAAGAATAATCTATTTGCTTCCCTAAATTCTGGCCTGCCAACATCAATCTTGGTCCACTGCAAGTACATGTAATGAGCCCCAGTAATATAAGTGTCAACACCTTTGTTACGGAACCAATGCCCTTGTTCTCTTTTAGTAAACTCTTCATCTATATAGTTATGCCACTTGTTTTGAATATTAACTGGTAAATCTTTCCAGTCAAATATAGTTTTTATTTTTTGAAGTTCTTTTGGATAATCTTCTGCAATCCACTTATTATGCTTTTTACAAACGCTTTGGGGTTTAGGTAAAGCAATACGTAAATTTTGGATTTCATATATTTCACCAATTTCACCAGTTTTTGATATAACAATAATATCTTGTTCTTTATTATATCCATATTTCCACTTTTTAGATTTATTTAATCTTTTTATTGTGTTTATTCTAACAGGTTCTATTACCTTATATAAACTTTGCTTATACATTATTTAGATCTTTTTTCTGCAAAACCTTTAAATGTATCTTGCTTTTGTTCAATAGTTTTACCTTCTAATAATGCTTTCTCTTCTTCTATACGATGTAGTATCTCAAAAGCATCGAATATAGCTAGCTTTTTTGTTGCGGCTGCGTTTTTTAATCTGTCAGCTGAAACATCATCTTCAGTTTCAACTATAGGTTCTTTTGCAACTTTTATAAGTTCTTTAACAGCTCTATGTCCAGCTTGGATTATATTCTTCTTCGTTTCCTCTACGTTCATACTTAATAGATATTGAATTAGTAGGCACTCTATATAATCTTTCACCGTCAATAATGAATTCATACTCACTACCCGGTGTAAATCCAACTAAATCTTCTTTATTAATATCTTTAAGTTCTTTATCAACATATTTTATAATACCTTTAAAAGGAACTTCTTTTTCAATTATATTATTAGATTTAATTGGTTTAACAAAACAATATCCTTTTGGAGCGTGCCATTTATTATTTCGTTTATATAAAAATATTTGATCTAATTTTACAAAATATTTATCTTCTTTCCAATAGCTTCTGCTATTTCTTTCTACACCTCTAACGTCATACCATCTTCTAAAAACATTGTGATGCAATATAACTTCATCACCTTTTTTTATTTCTGTATTTTCTTTTTTAGGTATACTAATAACTATTCCGTTACGACTAACATATCGATGATCAGAGATTTCTGAATTTAATAGTAACTCTGAATCACCGATTTGTTTAGTATTATTATATCTTTTATTTTTAGGTTTGATTATAAAATCAAATACACTTTGCATTAGTATTCTAAATTATATTCTACTGCAATAGCCATGTTTTTATTAAAATCTTTCCAAGGTAAAACTTCTTTACCTTTTTTTATAAAGATAGAAAACTTGTCTTCTTGTTCTATTATATCACATATAGTGTGACCGCCATATACTTCTTGGCCAACAGAATAATGCATTGCATCATTTTTATAATCTCTTCCTACACTTATTTTTCTTACGAGAGACATGTTTATTCAATTATATTTACATTTATTTTACCAGTTTCAATGTCAACTTTAACATCACCGTATTTTTCTTTTAAACCAATTTGAAATTGCGTAAGATCACCTCTCACTAAATCAATTGATTTTAATATAGAATCTTTTTGTAATTCTAAATTACCAACTTGCATTGCTCCATTATTTAATTTTGCAACAAATTCTTGTAATTGTTTTAATTCTTCTTTAGTTACTTTTTTAGCAACTGGTGCTTTCTTTTTATAAGTAGTGCTCATATTATTTAATTTAATTATTTTTTATCTTCTATAAACCAATTTTTATAGACTTCTCTTTTTTTACATATGTATTCTATATACATATCAACTTTCTTTTTCCAATCTTTATCTACCTCTGGATTTATAATACCAGATTTATAGTTAGAAAAAGTTTTATTAATATACTTTTTAGCGTCTGATTGATTTGCTAATAAGTGATTATTAATACAATAAAAAGAACCTCTTTGTATATTGTTCCATACATCTATAGGTTCTGTTACTTTGCCAGTAACTACGCCATATATACAACTTTCGCTGATATGTGTCGTATAAATACCTTTTGCTTTTTGCAAATAGTAATACATGTTTATGTCTCTAGGTAATATATTTTCTTCACCAAAAAAATCTTTTAACTCACCAATTATTTGATGTGTTGTTATTGGATGTGGTTTAAAATAAATATTATCACCATGCAATCTTTTAATATACTTTAATCTATTCAAGCATACGTTTTCACGAACTTTATTAGACCCAGGTAATACAACTAAATAATCCTTAGGCGGATATTTGTCATACACCTGCTTCCTTTCTGTATATTTATTAGCTTTATCATCTACAATTCTATTTATAAGCCAAGAAGAATAATCAACAATTTCATCGCCACTTGAAGCAGCAGCATCTATCATTTGTTCATTTCTTAGTTTATAATTTAAAGGTTGAAGATAAAAGCATCCCGCATATTCTGTATATGCTAATGTTTTGAAATAAGGCATTTCTTCTGCCATAACATCATAGCTATGTTCTAAGCCATGTTCTCCACATTTTCTTATTACATAACCCTCGACTGCTTCTAGGTTATATAAACCTTTAGATTTTTTTAACGGACCTATACGTTTATTTAGCTCCGTTTCATTAAACATTTCCATAAAATTAAATTTAAATTTGTATAATATATTAATTACATGCTTTTATTCAATACTAACTTCTCGGATGATGCACCGTACTTCCTGGCTGCCCAGCTACTGTCGAAGGACTATACCAAGTTGTTTGCGTTTGCACTGTTGTATTAAAAGAAGTTGTATAAACTGTAGTTGTATTAAACGTCGTAGTAGTCGATTTAGAAGTTTCATAAACTGTCGTTGTAGTTGTGCTTGTATTATAAGCAGTTACAGTTGACGTTGATGTATTGTATTGCGTAGTTGTTGACTGCGACGTATTATAAACTGTCGTTGTTGTAGTACTAGTATTAAACGTTGTTGTTGTTGATTTTGATGTTGAAAACGTTGTGGTAGTACTTCTTGTTGTTGCAAAAGTTGTGGTAGTACTTCTACTTGTACTTACAGTTGTATTAAAAGTTGTAGTAGTACTTTTACTTGTATTAAATGTTGTAGTAGTACTTTTACTTGTTTCATATGTTGTAGACGTACTTATACTTGTTGGCACAGTAGTACCAAAACTTGTAGTAGTATCTCTAGTCGTATTAAAAGTCGTGGTTGTTGACCTTGTTGTTTCATATGCTGTAGTTGTGGTAAATACTGTTACGGTACTTGTATTAAACACTGTAGTAGTTGATGTACTTGTATTAAATGTTGTTGAAGTAGTATATATAGTTTCAGTAGTTCTTTGTTCTATTGTATTTTTACTAGTTTCAAAAGTAGTTGTTGTACTTTTAGATGTTACCCTGCTGGTGTTAAAAGTTGTTGTTGTAGAAGTACTTGTATTAAATACAGTTGTAGTGGCATACGTTGTATTAAATGTTGTTGTAGTGCTTTTTGATGTTACAGTGCTGGTGTTAAACGTAGTTGACGTTGTATATGTTGTTGTTGTACTTCTTTGTTCTTCCGTTGTCCTACTTGTGTTATAAACTGTAGTAGTTGAAAATACAGTTACAGTACTAGTATTAAAAGTGGTAACTGTGCTTGTACTAGTGTTAAATACAGTTGATGTTGTATATACCGTAGTTGTTGTTCTTGTATGAGTTGTATTTCTAGAAGTAGCAAATGTGGTAGTAGTACTTTTACTTGTTGTTCTACTTGTGTTAAATGTTGTAGTTCTACTAGTTGCAAATGTTGTAGTATATACGGTTGTAGTAGAATTTGTAGTATTAAAAGAGGTTGTTGTACTTCTTGTTGTTGCTGTACTTTTAGATGTTACTCTACTAGTATTAAAATATGTCGTATATTCTGTAGTTTTACTTGTAGCAAATGTTGTTGTAGTTGCTGTACTAGTATTAAAAGTAGTTGTAGTGTTCCTAGATGTTGTAGTATTTCTACTTTCTTCAGTTGTTTTAGATGTATTATAAGTTGTAGTGGTATTATAAACGGTAGTTGTTGATCTACTTTCACCTGTCGTTTTACTTGTATTATATGTAGTAGTAGTATTATATGCCGTTGTTGTACTACGGCTCTCACCAGTAGACTTAGATGTATTAAAAGTCGTAGTAGTGTTATAGCTGGTAATTGTAGCATATACCGTAGTTGTTGACGTACTTCTACTAGTGTTTGGCATTTTAATTTATTGTTTCACCTGTTATAGGTATTATTATTTTACCACCATTTTTTAAATGGCTATTATAATTATTAACTAAATTTGTTTTATTATCTTGTGTTATGTCATCTGTTTCTGCCCATAAGTCACATATAATTATATCGTATGTTTTGGAAGGCTGATAGTTCCAAGGATTGTGATTTATAATATTTATATTATTGTCTATCCATGTTACATAACTAATAAGCTCATCATTACCTTCAATCACATCAAGCGAACTAACTGATTTATTTTTATATATATAATCTGGCACTACACCTATGTGTAATCCTAAATACAATATATCTCCCCAAGTAGCATTATCATATTGAGCTTTAGTTAACTCCCATCCGCATGTATCGCAGTCACCTACAAATATTTCTGCTTCTTTTGTATGATTATACTTTAAAAATATAGGATCATTTTTTTTAGAATAAGCAGCCATTGTATAACTTTCTGTAGCACTACTTTGTTTAGTTACTCTCTGAACAATAAAATTTGTAGCGTCTTTATCAGGTATTAATTCTTCGTTAAAATAAACTCCCATATTATATTTTTTTAAATTCTACATCTATTTCTTTCATACTATAATCAACCCATTTATAACCATTTCTTTCAATAACAGCACCATCTATATGTTCAATTTCATCTGCCATAACACCTTGATATACTCCTTTACCATATTTTTCATCTATAAATTCAAACAAGTATATATTTATACCATTAATTGATTTACCATATTGTCTAATATTTTTCTTAAGTCTTCTATCTGAAAATCCGCCTGAACATCCAGAAACGGTAGCAACATAACCAGTACTACTTGTAATTCTAAACTTAGTATCTGGTGCAAATCCAGATGCACTTGTTGCTCCATACCAACCATCAGAAAGTGGGAAACTCGTATTGTTTATTGCATATACATTTGAACCAGCTTGTGGCACACCTCCTGATACATTTGTTCCATAATATGTATTTGCAATAAATTCAAAACAAACAAAACTTTCACTAGAACTGCTTGTAGAACTAAATGCTGTTAACGAAGCAGCTGTTGAATATACTGTTGTTGTATTTGTACTTTTGCTTGTATTTGTTGATCTACTTGTGCCCGTGCTTCTGCTTGTATTATATGTGGTAGTTGTATTGTAAGCTGTTGTTGTACTTCTGCTTTCACCTGTACTTTTACTAGTAGCATAAGTTGTTTGTGTAATATAAACTGTTGTTGTACTTCTGCTTTCCGAAGTACCTTTACTTGTATTATACGTTGTTGTTGTATTATAAATTGTTCCTGTAGGGAACGAAGTAGAAGTAGTTCTGTTCGTACCATAAGTCGTTGTAGTTGATCTACTAGTATTAAATGTGGTTGTTCTACTAGTCACTCTACTCGTACCAAATGTAGTCGTATATTCTGTTGTTGTATTATAAGTGGTTGTTGTACTTTTACTAGTTCCAAACGTAGTTGTAGTAGACTTACTTGTAGTAGTTGATGTATTATAAGTTGTCGTTCTACTAGTTGGGAAAGTAGTTGTATATGTTGTTGTTGTTGCCGTACTGGTATTAAAAGTTGTAGTAACAACATAAGCTGTTGTTGTGTTTCTACTTTCAGTTGTATTTTTACTAGTTGAAAATGTTGTTGTTGTAGACCTTGTGGTTGAAATGGTTGTAGTCCTACTAGTAGTAGTAGACTTACTAGTTTCATATGTTGTCGTTGTATTATAAACAGTTGTTGTACTTCTAGACTCAGTTGTATTCCTTGACGTTGCAAAAGTTGTCGTATAAGCTGTAGTTGTAGACCTAGATGTACTTCTAGTTTCCTGTGTTGATCTACTGGTGCTAAATGTTGTTGTTGTACTTCTTGAAGTACTAAATGTTGTTGTATACTCAGTTGTAGTTGTTGTGCTAGTATTAAATGTAGTACTTGTAGTATACGTGGTTGTTGTATTTCTTGTTTCAGTAGTATTCCTGCTTGTAGCAAACGTAGTCGTGGTACTTCTTGACGTTGATATTGTAGTGGTTCTACTAGTTGACGTAGTTGTACTTGTATTAAATGTAGTAGTAGTAGATTTAGACGTAGAAAACGTAGTCGTAGTAGTCTTAGATGTTGCGGTAGAAGTATTAAAAACAGTTATCGTACTAGTACTAGTATTATATACTGTAGTTGTAGATTTACTTGTTGAAAATGTAGTAGTAGTAGATCTAGTAGTTGCAGTACTAGTGTTATAAACTGTTACTGTTGCAGTACTTGTATTGAAAGTTGTTGTTGTACTTTGAGAAGTATTAAAGGTAGTAGTTGTACTTCTTGTTGTATTAAAGGTAGTGGTTGTACTTTTTGAAGTTTCAAAAGTTGTAGTAGTGGATTTACTAGTTGCAAATGTTGTGGTAGTAGATCTGCTAGTTGCGAAAGTAGTTGTAGTTGATTTAGAAGTTTCGTAAACAGTACTAGTTGATTTAGATGTACTTGTTGATTTACTTGTACTTCTGCTTGTTCCCCTGGTTGTTGCCGTATTCCAAAAATCTATTCTGTTCCAGAGCCACCTCATTCTGACTAAATTTTATTGAGGATAACTACCAAAGTCTCCTACATAATTAATTAATACAATACTTGAAGATACTATTAAGTAAGATAAAACAGCTTGTTTATTAGCAGTTGTATCGAAAGATATTGTTCCTCCTCCCGGTGTATAAGATGTTGCAGGTAATGCAGCCCATCCTAATGAACCAACACTAGCAGGATTAGTTATAAGTATATTACCAGATTTACCCTGTAAATCATTTGATAAATTACTAAATGCAATAGTGTTAGTAGCATTATTAGCAGTTATCTTATAATTATTTCCTGGTTTAGAAAAATCTACCGTATGTGTATTACTTGAAGCAGTAATATCTACAAAAGGTTGTTCTATGCTTAAAGAAAACAATGCCATATAAATATATTTAAATAAATACTGACGGTGCTTTCGCACCGCCGTATTTTAATGATTATTAGTTATAAGCTACACTTCCAGCAGTTGATCCTTTGATTGAAGTAATTAAAACTTCTATATCGTTTGAAGGAGCAGCCGCAAAGCTCACTTTAATTTTACTTGTTGATGCGGAATCAGATTTATCTGTTCTAGCTACATCAGCATATACTTGCTCTTTTGAACTAGAATCAAATAATTGAACAATTACATCTTCAGTACCTAACGAATGAGTAATCTCAGCATATAGGTTAGATGTAAAGTTTGAATCGGAAACATCAATTGTAGCATGTACAGATTTAGCAGCTAAACTATCAGGGCTAACAGCTTTTGTATTGTTAGTTCCTGTTTGTACTTCAGCAGCTGAAGCTATAGATAATTGAGTGTTTGTGTCAGTTGCAGCGATTGTAAGCGTATCACCTGACATTGAAGTTGTAACATTTGAACCACCAGCAATTGTAAGTGTGTCACCTGGAGTTATACCAGTTGAACCTGAATCACCTGCTACAGTTGTATCAGATACTACAAAATCTAAATTGTTATTACTAGAGTCATAAGAAACACTAATACCAGTTTCAGTACCATCAAGCATTGCACCAACATGATCCTCAACAACTACTTGTAAAGTAGATCCATTAACTGTTATTGCGTCAGCTTCTAAAGTACCATCAATATCTACATCACCTGATATATCTAATTCAGTACCTGTAAACTTAGCAGCTTTAATATCTTCAAATGAAGATCCTAATTTAAAGTCAAACGCATTTGTTGAAGCGTTATAAGTAAATGTAGCATCATCACCAGAACCACCTTCAAGTGTAATACCAGCACCATCAATAACTGCTGATGTACTGTTGCCACTATCAAGTACTATATTATGATCATTAAGATTTACTGTAGTTGAGTTAACTGTTGTAGTAGTACCTGAAACTTGTAAGTTACCAGTTATTACTATTGTATCGCCACTATCAGTACCAATTGTAATGTTTTCATTTGAAGCACCACCAGAAGATTCTAAGTTTGCTAAAGCTGTTAATAAGTTTGCGTTAGATACATCATCATTATCATTAGCTGTCATATCATTAACAACTAAATCAATAGTTCCATCGCCATCTTGATAAGTAGCTGTAATTCTTGTTTCTGTGTTACCAGTAAACATTGCACCAACTATATCTTGTACTTGTTCAGTACTTAATTGTGTGTTTGTATCTGTTGCTGTAATAGTTAATGTATCACCTGACATTGCAGTTGTAACATTAGTACCACCAGCAATTGTAAGTGTATCACCTGGAGTTATACCAGTTGAACCTGAGTCACCAGCTACAGTTGTGTCTGCTACAACAAAATCAATATCTCCAGTACTATCTTGGTAGGTTACTGTAATTCCTGTTTCAGTACCACCTAACATTCCACCTACAAAGTCTTCAACTTCTTCTTCAGTTAAATTTGTATCAGTTGTAAACGTTAAGTTGTTCTGCATGTATGTTTGTAATGCAGATACAGTAGTTAATTGTTCTGTTGATCCGTCAGAATCTAAAGTTAAAAAAGAATCTCCACTTGCAGGTGTTACTGCTGAAAATTCTGATATATCAATATTAAGAGTAGCTGTTCCTGAAGTTGCCCCACCGGATAAACCAGTTCCCGCAACTACGCCCTCTATGTCTCCTGTTGCATCTGATGTCCCTAATGTTTGCCATTGCGAACCATCATAAAATTTTATTTTGTTTGCGCCTGTATCATATATAATTTTACCTTCTACATTTGAAGCAGACGAGTCTGTTGTTTTATGGAGTATTGCATTTCGCAGCTCCGATACACTTCTTAGGTCTAAGTGATTTAAAATAGGTATTGCCATTTTTTTTAGTTTAAGTATGCGAAGCCGCTTTCGGCGGCCGCCAGATTAATTGTTATTGTGTTATTGTTATTGTATGTTACGCCTGCGAATGCTTGTACATTAGTATATACACTATCGCTGCTAGAAAACTTTATACTTACAGAAGGAAATCTACCTAAATTATGATTTATAGTCCATGTGCTCGAAGCATTAGTTTGTTCAAATACAAACGTACTATTTGACCCAACTATAAATGCAGCTAAGTCATTTAATAAATAATTTTTAGTAGCTCCTGACGTATCTGTTCCTAATAATTTATCAGTTCCAGTTATCGCCGCATCTTTCTCAAAGTTTTTTATCTTAGGCATATTTTATTTTTTAAATATACTCGTAACCTTTTCTCCACTCCTTCCACCGAAATATGCTAAAACGACGGCCATCATGACCTTCTCAAAAGTGTCATTCCATGTTTCGCCTATATGAAACGGTATTGAATCTACACTATCAAGTAATCCTGCTAGTGAGAATATAACAATACACCATACTAAAACTAATGGACGTACATTTTTCGAAAGCCAAGAATCAGATGCGGAGTCCGCCTGCCACCTTGAAGTGATAGACTCCATTTCTTTATTTTGTTGTTCGTATATTAATTGTTGTAATTTTATTTTATCATCGCTACTAGCGTCTGATTTGCCAATCGCAGCGATAGCTTCTGCGGGTGATGCAACGCCTTTAAGAACATTACCTAATGCTGGATTTGCAATTGATGCAGCTCCAAACAAAAGTTTACCCACGGTAGTTTCCGCAAATTTCTTTTTAGGTTTTGACATTATTTTTTCTTATTACCGTAATACGACATTTTAAGAGGCTTCATTTCAAAATCAGAAAGCATAGGTCTTGATCCTAATGTTCCAGAACTTTTAACTCTTCCAGTTGGAACACTAATAAGTTTATTTCTTTTAGATTTTTTCTTATTTGGATTTTCCAATACTTTATCATATTCTGGTAATGCAGATGCTGATGAGCCCGCGGACCCAATTGCTGCGTTTCTACGTCTTGCTCCATATGCAATATCTATATCACCAGTAGAAAACAATTTTTCACCCTGCGATCCTTTAGCTTCCTTTAAACTTTTTGCTCCAGCTGCTTGCCCTGCTCTATGTGCGGCATCTAATACATTTTGATCAAGTTTTTTATATTTTGAAACTTCTTTTATCATTTTTTTAGCCACTTTAATACTATCTCCTTGAGATTTATCCATTGCAGCTTTTCTTTCAGCACCAAGTCTTGACTTATAATTTGATTTAAACTCTGTTCCTTTATCTAATATTTCTTTTTGAGTTTTTTCACCAACAGTTTTAGTAACTGATTTAGTTGATTTTGTTATACTACCAGGTGATGATTTAGATTGAGATTCATTAAAAGCTTTTGCTTCTGCGTCTTTCTTTTTAAGTTCTGCAACTTTTGCATTTGCTGCTGCAGTTTGAGCCGCTGTAGGTTTAAAGTCAGGGCCTAAATCTTTTAATCCTTTTTGATAATCAGCTAAATTGCTTGTACTTTTTTGCACATTACTACTTGCCGCTGATGGACCTGTTCTTTTAACATCTGTAGTTGTTTCTGTATAAGATGCTAGTTTATCAGTAGGATGCGGATCTCCCGTGTGCATATATAGTGCTTTCATCATAAGCTCGTCTTTATTGCTCATGTTAAGCTCACTCATTGATTTACTATTTGAGTGTCCAGGCTTCATATAAAATTCACCTTTACTACCACCCATTTTCATTGCTTCAGCAATTGCAGTACCTCTTTTTCTTTCGTATTCAGATAATTTGCCATCTTTATTTAAATCAGATTTCTTTTCATCTAATTTTAAAGCATGGTCCATTTTTAATTCGTGTTTTCCCATTTTTTTTAATTTTTATCCCTGTAGGGGAAGATTGCATTCATAGCTTTTCTTCTACCTTCACAGCCACATGGGATGTTTAAGCCTTCAGAAACTCTATCAACTATTGTTTTTATTCCTGTTTTTGTTGTAAAATTTTCTATTGAGTCTCCTAGACCCTTTGGATTTTTTCTAATCATATTAACAATTCCATTTTCTTCTTGCCGCTTTGCCTCTTTCACTTGTCCATTTTCTTGATCTAGCGCAAAATGATTTTCTTCTTTTCCAAGCTTTACTACCTTTCTTTAATTTAGAAGGCGGTGTTGTTACAGCTGTTTTAAGCTTACTACCTGGATTATCCTTTCTATATTTAGCAACACCTTTAGCTGTCATTCCGCCACCGGCTTTTTTACCAGTACCTCTACCTTTTTTTACAGGTGCATAGTATTTTTTTGATTTTTTCCTTGACGGTGCGTTTTTACTTGGCATATTTTTTTGTTATATCATAAACTTGTTTTTCCCATGGTAAAGTGGCTTTACCTGCTTGCATGCCTTTTCTAGCATACTTTTTAAATGGTTCAAACAAAGTATTCCTAAAATAAATATTTTTATTATCATAATTAACTAAGCCCATACGCATTTGCATAACGTGTAAGTGTTCATGCTCAGCTGCGTGTTTTTTGTTTTTCTTAGATAATTTTGAATTAACAAAAATCGTTCTATCATTATTGGCTACTCCCCATGCATCACCTAAATTTTTTTCAAATACAGGTGTATTGTAAGTTGATAACTCTTTGTTAATACCTAACAATGAATGTATATTAGTTTTCATTTTGTAGCCCATTATCGATCTTTGTCTTTTATCATATCATC